GGCGGTTCTACTGATGGACAAGCTAACACAGGAGGCGGAGCTGGTGGAAACCACAACTCTAGCGGAAATACAGGAGGGTCAGGAGTAACTATTATGAGATGTCCTACAAGTAGTGCCCCTCTTATTACAGTTACTAATGCTACGACTACTACAACAGGATGTTGTACAGTTTATAAATTTACTTCAACAGGGACTTTGACATTTTAATATGGCACATTTTGCAGAACTTGATGAAACTAACACAGTCTTACGCGTTATTGTAATGAGTAATGATTGGGTAAACGCCAATGGAGGAGACTTCTCGGACAAGGCAGCAGTCTTTGTTGGAAAAATGTTAAAATCTCAAAACAAAACTTGGAAACAAACTTCTTATAATAGCAGAAGCGGTGTTTATCAGAGTCTTGCAGGCGATGGGAGTCATGTCCCGGCTGCTGATCAATCAAAATTAAGACGACATACTTTTGCAAGTGAAGGTTCAACCTACGATCCTGTAAATGATGTTTTTATTTATCCACAACCCTATGCATCATGGGTTCTAGATAATTTTAATTGGGTTTCCCCAATTACAGAACCTGCCCCAATAGGAGACCCTACTTTATTTTTTATAGAATGGGATGAAGCCAATACTAGATGGACCGGTAAAAGTTCACCCGACGGTGAAATACCTATGAAAGATTGGGTATGGAATACTGGTACCAACGCTTGGGACGAAGTAATTTCCTAAAACTTTACTTAAAATACTGTGTGTGATATAATAAATTCATAAAGTATGAATTTAAAACATCGATATTGGTTCTTCAAGTCAGCCCTTCCCTATAAATTTTGTGATGACTTAAAAAAATATGCATCTGCCAAACAATCTAATATAGGTGTTATAGGTGGTGTTCTTCATAAAATAAGGCCGGGACAGAAATTAAAAAAGAAAGACCTCGATATGGTTAAAAAGAAAAGAAAGTCTAATGTTGTTTTTGTAGGAGAGAAATGGATATATGATCAAGTTTATCCTTATTTAGATCTCGCCAATAAAAATGCTGGCTGGAATTTTCATATTGATTGGGCTGAGGATTGTCAGTTTACAGTGTATAAAAAAGGTCAGTTTTATGGATGGCACAGGGATACTTTAGATCAGCCATATAATAATCCAGCACATCTGAATCATTTAGGTAAAATTAGAAAATTGTCTATGACAGTTTCTTTAAGCGATCCTGAAGAATATGAAGGTGGTCGATTAGAGTTTTGCTATAGAGAAGATTCTGAACCAGGATCTGAACCCAGGTATGTTGAATGTACTGAGATTTTACCCAAAGGTTCTATTGTAGTATTTCCCTCGAATACTTGGCATCGAATTACCCCTGTAACAAAAGGAACCAGACATTCTTTAGTGCTATGGAGTTTAGGACACCCCTTTAGATGACATTGAACAAAGATAAAAAATTTCCTATTCTAGTAGTTGATAACTGGTTTAATAAGGAAGAAGAAAAAGCTGTCTGGAAAGAATTAGAATTTTATTTAAGTAATCAAAACTCTCTCACACGTACCGAAACTGATGGAAACATAACAACTATTAAAGGAAGACAGAAAGGAAAATCTTTTAGAATATATCCTCAAAGATTTTTAAAACCAGAATTTAAAAATACTTCAAATGTTTTAAAATTATTTTCCAAGTATCAGGATAAAAGTTTTCATAAAGTAATTGAAAAGTCAATGCCCCACGGTAGAAATTTTAGTAGTACTGATATGGGATCATGTTTTATTTCTTATTATGAAGAGGGTGATCATTACCAGTCTCATTTTGACCTTGCATGTTTTTCTTCTTTGGTCTGGTTAAATAAAGAACCTAGACAGTATAAAGGAGGAAATCTTTATTTTAAAGATTCTGATGTCTCTGTTGAATGTTTAAATAATAGGATGTGTATTTTTCCTTCTTATTATTTACACGAAGTAGACAAACTTGAATGGAAGAAACAACCCAAAGATATAGGACATGGTAGATTTACTTTAGCCTATTTTTTTAGTTTTGATTTATCATGAGAAAACTTACTTTCATAGGTAGAGGAAACGCTGGATGTTTAATGGCGTTGCATTATGCTTATTACACTAGAGACAAAGATGATATTGAGATTGAGCTTATATACAACCCCGACATTCCTCCTGAGAGAGTAGGGCAAGGAACAGTATTAGAAGTACCACGATTATTATGGAAGGCTTTAGGAATTGATTGGTTTAGAAACCCCATAAATGCCACACCTAAATTTGGAATTTTATATGAAAATTGGGGAAAGAAAAATAAACATATATTTACCCCCTTCGATTATGTAAGTACTGCGCTTCATTATAATCCTCAAAAATTACAGGAAACTATTATTAATTCAGGTTTCTTTAAAGTTAAAGAAGCTAATGTTGAAAGCTATGATGAAATTGATTCAACATTTATATTTGATTGTCGGGGAAAAGTAACTGATTGGACTGACTATAGAATGTTGGACAATCCTGTTAATGCAGCATTATTATGCCAGACAAATACCGTAGATTTAAAAGCTCATTGGACCCGGGCCGTGGCTACTCCGCATGGATGGACGTTTGTTATTCCTAATACCACTAATACTACTTCATATGGGTATCTTTATAATGACGCTCTTACTTCTGTTGATGAAGCTGCGGATAATTTTCAAGAACTTTTTAATATAAAAGAACAGGGAGTAACACTAGATAAAATAAAAGATAATCTAAGATTCAAAAACTATGCATCTACTCGACCGATTATTGATAACAGGATTGTACTAGGTGGAAATAGATTGTTCTTTTTAGAACCATTAGAGGCTACCGCTATTCAAACATATCTACATTGGGCCAGACACACATTTGATTTTACAGTAGATGGGACTCGTACAGCTAAAGATTCTGCTGACATGTTTAAAACCTACATACATCAATTAGAAACTTTTATTGGATGGCACTATAAAGCAGGCTCCATTTATGACACACCTTTTTGGAAAAAGGCCAAAAAATATAAGACACAAGATAAAAAATTTGACGAAATTTTAAGATATGTTAGACTCACTCCAAAGGAATCTTTAAGAGATGAAAGCATTACAGGACATGGATTAGTATATGGACAGTGGTCAGCATTTAATTTTAGTTACTGGGACGAGGGTATAAATGGATAGCCTACTTCCAAATTCTTTTTTTGCAACAACCTTTTATTATGTACAGGACGAGCAATGGCTTAAAAGTTTAAATAAAATTTCCGATAAATATATAAAAGAGAATGCCCCCTTCTGGAAAGAGAAAATAGATGCTCGAAATAAAAGAATTAAAAAAGATAAAAAAGATTTTGGATATGTTCATCATTCTGATTCAATGATAGGAGATCCACGAATGAAAAATTTTAGTAAGCACATTAAACAAACCGCTTGGAATATATTAGATTCTCAAGGCTATGATTTAACTAATTATGAAATTAAAGTTAATGATTTATGGGTTCAGGACTTTGCTAAACATGGGGGAGGTTTTCATGACACACATGTACATGGTAACAGCCATATCTCTGGTTTTTATTTTTTAAAATGTTCTCCTAATACTTCTGTTCCCTACTTTCACGATCCACGACACGGTAAGCATATGATGGATCTTCCAGAAAAAAATGAAAGTTTTATAGGACCCTCCACTAAAAAAATTAATTATGCAGTAACTCCGGGTTCTCTTCTATTTTTTAATTCTTTTGTGCCCCATCAATTTCCCGTGGATATTGGTATGGACCCATTTAGATTTATCCACTTTAATTTACAAGCAGTTTTTAAATTATCCGGATGATACATTTAGTTAAACATACAATATTTTCAGTCCCTCTTTTTACTACTTATTTAAAAGAGATGGATAAAATAAATAAAGAACTTATTAGAAAAGGAAAAAAATTACAGAAGGAAAACAAAGGTAGAATTGTCAGTAATGAAGGGGGCTTTCAAAGTAATCCTATCGAAAGAGATGATGTGATTAAAATTTTTTATGACAAGATTCATAAAGATGTTTTAGAGTATATTAAATTATATAATCTTAAAGATAATTTAAATCTAGGTTTTTCTAAACCTTGGATTAATATTAATCCTCCAGGATCTTTTAACTGGTCTCATCACCATGACGGTATTTTTAGTTTTGTATATTTTATAGACGTACCTAAAAACTCCGGTGATATTCTTTTTGAGTCTCCACATAAATTTTCTTTTTTAAAATATGCTTTTGATGTGTTTACTTCTCTTAACAGTTTAACCCACACCATTACTCCTGAAAAAAATATGCTACTAATGTTTCCAGGTGAATTATGGCACCGCGTTATGCCTAACAAAAGTAAACAATCTAGGATTAGTATGTCCTTTAACCTGTATGTCGAAAAATAAACATGATCTTTAAAAAAAATGGGTATTGTGTAATTAAGACAGCTGTCTCCAAAGAACTAGCAAATTTTTGTTATGATTATTTTAAAATTAAAAGAACTGCAGTGGATGTTTTTTTTCGAACTAAATACATTGGACCTTATGCAGATTTTTTGGGAACATGGAATGATCCCCAGGCCCCTAATACCTACTCACATTATGGGGATCCAGTGATGGAAACATTATTGTTGAAGTTAAAACCTTTAATGGAAAAAGAAACAGGACTCGAGCTTTTTGAAACCTATTCTTATTGCCGTCTTTATAAAAGAGGGGATGTTTTAAAAAAACATAAGGATAGACATAGTTGTGAAATATCAACTACCATGCACCTAGGGGGAGAGAGATGGCCTATTTATGTTGAAGGAACCAAAGTGAATTTAAATGTTGGAGACATGTTGATCTATAGAGGATGTGACTTATTACACTGGAGAGACAGACTTGACGGCAACGATTGTGCTCAGGTTTTTCTTCATTATAATGATGCATCAAAACCAGACGCAGAGTTAAACAGATGGGACGGCAGACCTCATTTAGGATTACCTGCATCTTTAAAAATAAAACGATGAAATTAAACGACTTAGCTAAACAGATAGAAAATATAAAAATAAATATTACTGAGGATCAAGTATTAGATTATCTTAAAATTAAATATAGATGGCCTTTTAAATATTCATGGGACCAGAACTCCGTAGAAGTTATAAATAATTTAGGTAAAGGACGTACTCGATTTTTTGATGGACATGGTTATCTTTTATATGATGAATGGTTAAAATATTATGACCTGGGGTATACTAGTATTATTTCTAACGTTATGGATTTAAATAAAGATCTTAGAGAATTACAAACTTTAATTGTAAAGACCGTAGGGAGTCATGCAAATGGTAATTTTTATTTCAGTAAGCCTGGTCAAAAACCCAGCTTCGACAAACATCGTCATGACTATCCGGTAATTGTCAAACAAATTTATGGGGGGTCGACATGGATAATAGATAAAAAAAGAATAATATTAAATCCACAACAGACACTTCTTATCGACAGCCATACTGAGCACGAGGTGGTTGCTAAAGAGGATAAAAAATTATCATTAACTTTAAACATAGATTAATGAGACACCATAAAAAAATCTATTTACTTAAAAAGAATCAAGATAAAGTTTTTATTAAGGATGATTTTATCTCGTTTAAGTATTGTGCTGAATGGGTAGACAGAGCCCCTAAACTAGGACCGGGAGAATCTTCATGGAAAGAAAGAACGATGGATGTAACTAATTTTAGAGTGACTGATAAGGCTAAAAAATTTGTCACGGAAGAATTAAATCTTCGAGTTAGTTGTGCACAAGCACAACTTCAAGTGTGGCCTGAAGGTTCTAAAAGTGAACTTCATATACATGACGATAAAGGAAGAGACGGCATAATTTTTAATAGTATGCTGTATCTCAATGATAATTTTTTAGGGGGTGAGTTCTATACCAAAGAAGGAATTATTATAAAACCTCGCCCGGGTCTCTTTACTACTTTTAATGGACAAAAATTATGGCATGGAGTTCAGCCTGTCACAAAGAACACAAGATATACCATTATTTTTTGGTGGCAAAGTTACTGATGAAAAAACAATACCCGAAAGAAAGTTTTATCCAAGGCTGGTACTGGGATAAAAAAGAATGTGATAAGTTAGTTTCTTTTTTTAAAAAAAATAAAAAATTTCAACAACCAGGTATTACTTCTAATGGTGTAGAGCCTGATGTTAAAGAAAGCACTGATCTTTGGCTTCTTCCATCCAATAAAATATTTATGAATTATAATAAATATTTAAATACATGTATTAAAGATTATGAAAACACTTATGATTTAGAGTTAAGCAAATTTGGTACCACCCCTGTTTATGGAGATAGATATAATATTCAATATTATAAACCGGCTGAGGGTTATAAAAAATGGCACTGTGAGAGAGGTAATCTACGAAACACGCATAGACAATTTGTCTTTATGACTTATTTAAATGATGTTAAAGATGGGGGCACTGAATTTAAATTTCAAAAGATAACAACTGAAGCTAAGAAAGGTTTAACTTTATTGTGGCCCAGCGATTTTACCCATACCCATCGAGGACAAATTACCCATAACTCAGAAAAATATATTGTGACAGGGTGGCTAAGCTATGTCTAGGGACATATAGAAAGTCTTTGAATTATACCTTGATCTGATATAAACCATAATAAACAGGTTTTTCTATGCTACAAAAAGTAAATTTTAGACCCGGATTCAATAAACAAGTAACCGCTACTGGCGCAGAAGCGCAATGGACAGGGGGAGACTATGTGCGTTTTAGATATGGAACCCCTGAAAAAATCGGAGGCTGGGATCAGCTTGGCGAGGATAATTTAACTGGAGCCGGAAGAGCCCTTCATCAATTTGACGATAACGCAGGTGTTAAATATTCTGCGATCGGTACCAACAGAATTTTATACGTTTATTTAGGAGGTGAATTCCATGACATTCATCCTATCAACAAGACCATTGCTGGTTGTGATTTTTCTACGACTATAAGTGAGCCTGAGGTTACGATAACTTTTCCTAGTGCTCATGGAATGAGTGAAGATGATATTGTTCTCTTGGATACAGTTACCGCGCCTCCGGGTTCAGGTTACACCGATGCAGATTTTGAAGATAAAAAATTTATGGCTGCGTCCATTCCTACAGCAACGAGTATTACAGTGACGATGACTTCTAATGCATCAGCGACTACAAACAATGTAGGAAGCGCCCGAGCCCAAACTTATTATACAGTAGGCCCTGCTCAGGAAATTGGGGGTTTTGGTTTTGGTACTGGTCAGTGGTCAGGAACGGCTTCCGGTCCAGCAACGACAACTTTGGTAACAACGATTGCATCTGATATGGCAGTTACAACTGTAGTGCTTACTGATTCAACTGCTTTTCCTTCTTCAGGAGAAATTAGAATAGGGACTGAGGATATTGGTTTTACCGCAAATGATGTAGCCACAGGAACTTTAACTGGAGGTCCGAGAGCAGACAACGGAACTACGTTAGCCCTACATACAGCAGGAGCAACCATTACTAATATTTCAGACTATGTAGCCTGGGGAGAATCTTCTTCCGATGATGTTACCCTTGAACCCGGACTCTGGGTACTAGATAATTATGGAACTACTCTTATTGCATTAATTTATAATGGTAAATGTTTCTCATGGGATTCAACACTTGCTAATCCAACCGCGACGCGGGCAGCAGTAATTGCAGGAGCTCCCACAGCTTCGAGACATATGTTAGTTTCGTCTGTCGATAGACATTTAATTTTCTTTGGAACCGAAACTACAATCGGAAGTGTCGGAACTCAAGATGACA